ATGAACGACGGTTAGGGTTACGCTTTACCTCGCCGCCCTCTTTATACAATTTCAACCCGCTGCCAAGAGCCGCTGCCCCAGCAAGCTGAGCCAATGGTGATGCTTGATAGGAAGCTGCTGGGCCAGTAGCTGTCGTATCTGTGGATGTTGTATACGGCAAACCACGGATGAGAGAGTTGAGCATAGCCAACTGCTCTTGTGGGTATTTTCTCTGAGCCACAAAGTCTTGATATGCCAAATCAAGGTTCTTCTGATTAAGAGCCTGTTTTGTCTGCCCGACAGCTTCCTGAGCAGCAATGTCCTTTAGGTTCATTGTCTGGCCCATCTGGCCAAGCGTACCCATCTGACTACCAGCAGTAAGCCTATTGGCAGCTTCATTCTGGGCAATGTTTCCAGCAGTCTTGGCAAGGTCACTCTGGCGGCTGAGATCATCCTGAGCTGCCTTGGTTGCTGCTCCATAGCCTTCTTGAAGAGCCTTAGACTGAGCAGCAAGTGCGCTTTCCTGAGTATCACGCAATGCGTTGCCAATAGCAGACTGTTGTCCGGCAGAGCCAAACTGGCCAGCACGGATGAAGTTTGAATTGACGTTTGGCATCAGGTTTTCACGCAAGTTGCGTCCGGCAAGAGCGCCAATCCGGTCAACAACTGCGTTCTGATACGGGTTCATGTATTGCCCGACAACGCTTGGAGCCGTTTGAGATGCAGCAGTCATATAGGGCTGCGCTGCTCCTGCTAAATTATATTGACCACCTTGCTTGGTCATATCAATCGCAGAATCAAGAGTAGGCTGATACATCCCCATTGAATCATTTGTTAGATTGAACGCTTGGGTCTGTTCTGGAGTAAAATTAGCCAGCCTTGCCGCCCCATATGCCTGATATGGTTCAGATGATACAGCATTGGCCTTGCTAAGAAGGCCAAGGGTGTAATCAGTCATAAACTGGGGGATGTTCTCAACCTTTGTCCCATACGTTGTTGTTGATGGAGGCGGCTTCCCTTGAAAAAGAAAATCAAGAATACCCATTATCTTGCCCCCTTCATATAAGATAGCGGCCCTCTGGCATCAGGAGCAAACTTGCCTTTTGCCAAAGCGGAACCTTTTTGTTTTCTAATCTGTTTGCGCATATGATCCAGCTTCTTGGCTCCGGCATCAGATGACCCGTCACCAAGCATTGAAACAGTCTGTGCATCCATAACATACTCGCCGTCAGACAGCACGGCAGGAATTGAATCAGACGTGCCAGTCCCACCACCCCTTACATATCGCCCTTCAGCGGCAGCAACTGGAAGCTGATTGTTCTCAAAGAAAGACATTTCAGGGCCATAGCCATAGTTTTCAGTAACAGTGGGATTGGTTTGCCTGCGTTCATACTTTAATTCTTGCAGGCCCGGATCATCTGCCGGATCAATCTCTGGACGTGATGGCTGCTTGGCTTCACCGCCGCCGCCACCAAGGGCAGAAGCGGCCAGCAGGAGTGGTGCAGCTTTCATGATCTGGGACATTACGCCAGACGAGCCTGCTCCGATCTTGGACATATAGTCTCCGCTACCTCCTGCAACATTTGCGGGATTAGTAGGGTTTAATATTGCCGACGCCGGATCAACGGACGGATACATATTCAAACCAGACAACGCACCGTTAGACCCTGTGAGGCCAAGACTGTTTAAAGCGTATGGCGTAATTGCACCAAGAGCCGCTCCACCAAGAGCGTTGCCGGAAAATGAACCAAGACCACCACCAATCAAGCCGCTGCCGATAGCTGCTTGGATTGCCGGGTTTGTCACGCCAAATACGTTACCAACTGTAGAGCCGAGTGCGCTACCAACGCCGGGAGCAAATACGTTTGCCGCAGCTGTGGCAACGGGAGCAAACCAATCCTGTTCCCAAAATGGCTTGAACTGATGAAGGCCAGTGTCGGGGTTAACGCTTCCCGGACCAAAATTGTCCTTCATCCATTCAAATTCTTCTTCATTGACGTGGATAAGCATATTGTCGCTACCCTTGCCAGCACTACGGACTTGCTCTGCTTTAGAGGCAAGACCGCCTTGTTTGTACTGGCTAGGAGGGTCAAAGTTGATAACGACCTGTCTCATCATGTCACCATAATCTGCAAAAACCGCTCGGCCCAAAGACGCCAATCGGTGAATTGATACGGGTTAGGAGCCGTGCTTTGCCAATTGGTATTAGATAGAATAACACCTCTTGCCCAGTCTTGCCAGTTTGCCTCATCATCTAATCGGCCAATATCGCCACTTGCACCTTCATTTATAATGATAGGCGTCATTCTATCGGCCCACTCAATCACTCCCATGCCAGCAGGGTTAATCCCGATCATGGAACAGCCCCTAGCAAGGTTCCGTCAGCTGCCTCAACATGAGCCAAGCACATACCCATTTGGTAGTTGCCGCCGATTGTGTTGCTGCGGAATGTGAACCGCATTTCACGCCGGATTTCCTTGAAGAACACCACCTGCTCCGGAGGAGACGTAGCCGTCTCAGGAAATTCCATAATCTCGCTTTGAACTTCCTTGGCTCTGGCATTTGATCTGCCAGTGATGGATAGAGTCATTGGGCCAGACTGGACAAAATCAGGCTCAACAATAGTAACACGCAGGCTTTTGTTCTGTGACTGCTCAGCCGCAGCAAGGGATATATCACTGGTTTCAAAATATGATTCAATCGGATTGACGGTCGAGCCAGTCAATTCATCCAAGCCATACTCATGCTGCCACAAGCTATACCCTGCGAGCGTAACAACAGTGATTGTGAACCCGCTTCCTGTCCCACCAATCAATGTATTGCTTACAGTTAGAACATCACCAACTGTGTACCCGCTACCGGGGATTACAAGCGTCACAGCGGTAACCACGTTTCCGGCAACGGTGACGTTTACTGTTGCGCCAGAGCCTGCAATTGAGGTCGTGTTTGTGGTCGCAACATTGTAATACGTTCCATCAACGTAGGTTGTCCCACCAACGAGAGTCCCAAGAGTTCTGATTGAATCAATGCTTGTTGAACCAATCATCAATGGGTATTGGAAAACACGCGGGAATTGACCATTTGTGCGGCCTGAATTTGGAAGCTCTGTGTCATACCATGTTCCTTCACGAACATTGTAAATGACAGCATGAGTGCATTCAGTTGCGTCACCAAATGGAAAACACCACCAAATTTCACCAAAACGAGGGACTTTGATAGCAAAAACCTTTTGCCTCTGGTCATAGTTCAAATTATCAAAAAACCAGTTTAGGTTTAGATTGTTGGGAACTTCCCTTACAACGCCGTTGTACAACAGGAATCGGTCCAACCCGCACCAGTAGTAGATACCATCATACTCAATGACAGACTGGGACGACAAGATAGACGATTCATCCGATATTGTATCAAACGAGAATACAGGGTCACCGCCAACGTAGGACATCCTGATAACGCTATCCAGACTCCAAAGGAGTGCGGATGGAGAGTTGCCAGCACCACCACGGGTATTGATAGCAGCGACAATTTTCTGGGCTGTTACAGACGCCTCTCCGGGGCCACCTGCAACTGGCGTCCAATCTGTAGGGTCACCCGGTGCTGACCATGCAACAAGGCCGTTATTGCCATATGCAATAAGGTATGGGTGCAATGCTAAAACGCCACCTGAAACTTGAGGAGCGCCAGCAAGGACAGCTAAAGCAGAAGAGGCTGTAATATCTCCAGCGTAGATATCTGTGTTTGTGCTGGCCGAGATATCCAAAAGGTTAGGTGCGGCATGAGCAAATATGGCTGTATATCCTGACGCTGTATCGTACAGCGCATCCATGCTCCACATATTTAAAGCATTGTCTGCAAACCCGGATGGAGTCCTATCATATGGGGCAGAGCCAATGCCTTGGTTATCAACCGTAATCATCTCAAACAGGCTACGGCTTCCGGAGAATGTATAAAGCAACCCGTTAAATGGGTAGGTGTACATCCCGCGAGATGCCCCACCCAGAGAATTTGTAATCTGCCGATAGCCCCACATTTTTCGGGGAAGCCCACGTTGGAACCGTACCCACTGGCCATCAACGTAGAAATCGCCTTCAAAGACGGTTCCGTCACGCTTGATGCCCGGCTTTGACTGAATGTGGACTGGCCTAGTTGTCATTATCCAAGGCTCACTGCAAATGCGAGGGCGTCTGATTGGGTCTGAGAAATGAGGGAATCAACCTGATCTATAGAGTAAACCTCAAGGGTTGCTCTGGCAGCGGTTGCAGTAATTGTAGCCACGCTGATCTGAAACCCAGAGCCAGTTCCACCAAGCGAGGTATTAAACGCAGACAAAGTGTCACCAACCTCATAGCCAAGACCGCCATCAAGTAATGTAACAACTGTTACCGCATTTCCGGCTACCGTAATATCTGCAAGAGCGCCAATGCCGGAGCCGTTAATAAGCGTTACGCTGGCATAATTGCCGTTAACATATCCTGAACCACCAACTAGGGTGCTGAGACTGTTAATTGTTGCTAAAGTCGTAAACAGAGACTGGCCAATTGTTGACCCGCCGATAGCTGTTCTGCCTTGGGCCTGAGTCGATGACTGGAATACTGCAATACCAGTAGAGCCACCACCAAGATTGATGAGCGCACCACCAGCAGTAGTTGCCCCAGTGCCGCCGTTTGCAACCGATATTGGTGTTGAAATGCCTGCCGTTGCCGCATTTACAACATCCGTCCCATCACAATACAGGATAGCGCGGGAGGCTTGAGGAACTGCGTACCCAGTGCCAGCAGATGTTTTAATGGTTAGGCTATAGGCGTTGGTTGTCGAGTTATCGACCCAATACTGCTGGACAGTTGGAGGCACGATAATCACTCGGTTGCCAGTCAAAGCTCCGGTAAACCGATAAGCAATCTTGTTCTGTTCAGCCGTTGAAAGGGTATAGTTACCTGTTCCAGCTACTGCAATGGAGGTGTAGTTGAACGCAAAGTTTACGTTCTGGCCAAAACCAACCGTGTAATATGCAGTGCCATCGCAGATAACAAAGCATGAATTAGTTGGGGGGACTTCCTTGGTCGCACCACCATCAATCAAATTGCCGCCTGACGGGTCTAACACAAGGCTACCAGTACCTTGATTCCGGATACTCATAAACCAGTCGTTACCAACCGTTGCTGGCAGCGGCAGCGTTAGAGTGCCTGTACCGCCAGTCCAGAGAAGCAATTGCGAGCGGTTGCTGTTGCCAGTTGTAAAGCTGGAATTAAACTCAACGACTTCCTGAGACTGGTTAAGCGTTGATGCAATTGCTTTGATGCCAAGCCCGGCAAGAGCGCCAGCTGTGGCAGATGATACACCAACGCCATACTGGAGAACCTGCCAGCTACCATTAAGTGTCGTATTGTCCGTGATATAAACTTGCCAAAGCTGGCCGGAAGTCAGATTTACAATCGTGTTCCCGCTGGTATCAACTACCGTAAAAGAGTTTGTCCCTGTGTTATTGAATAGAATAGTCTGCCCTGTCGATGCCAGATTGGCGGCGGGGAGAAACACCTTCAGGCCGCCGACCGTGCAATTAACGTCGATGATGTTGGCAGCAATATCAACTGCCCCGTTGTTATCCAGTGGCCATGTCAGGACAACATCGACCGTATCAAGGTCAATGGAAAGATAGGATACTTGGCTGGGGTAGATGGTCGATCCACCAAAGACACTGGTAAAGCTCATAGTTATGCCCCATCTCGCGTTGTGCTGCGGTCAACAATTCTCTTGAGGTCTTCTTTATTGATGGCCTGTAAAGACGTGTCATAGAAATTTTGCCAAACCGGAATGCGTTCATCATTTTTCAAGAATGGCGTTGCCTCAAGCAATGAACCATACAGAATAAGCTGTGGGGCGTATTCCGTAAGCCAGTTTGTTTGTACAACGTCGCTAAGAAGGGCTGGAATTTCATAATAAAGAATCTCGGCTGGAGTGTCCTCGTTAGGTGTAGGACCAATTAGCCAGTTATTATAGTTGTAGTCAGCGTAAAATTTAGGTTGATCAGTCAGTGCCTCGTTGGGCCAGTAGCTTCTGATGTACTCATAGCTACGCGGGAACAAGAAAGTCCTGATTGCGTTCGTCGCGCCAGTTCCAAAGTTGATAGAGATAGTCCTTCTCCATCTATCCGGCTTTGGATAGACAGAAACACCAGCTTGGAAGTTTGTAGTGACGGCAACGATAAAGCCTTCAATCTTCAAGTCTGCTGAAATGCGGCGTTCAGCAAGGGTGATTAACCGTGGAATCTGTTGGTAAACAATGGGATCAACAGCAGATGAAGCACCGCGTTCCAGATAGTTCTGGATGTCGGTCTGCAATTCACTGAAGGTCATCCCGGTCTGTGAAGTCATTTTATCCAACCATTTTTGCAGAGGTCTGAGCAACCTCTGCTACG